TACCTCAACGAGTGGACGCAGGCGTCGGACCGGTGGCTCGACCTCGGGGCGTGGGACGACACCGCCGGCACCGTCGACGAGGACGCCCTGGCCGGACGGGCCTGTTACGGCGGCCTCGACCTCGCCAACACCACCGACGTCGCGGCGCTGGCCTGGAACTTCCCCGACGGCAAGGGCGGTCACGACGCTCTGTGGCGCTTCTTCGTCGCCGGCGACCAGCTCGCCGGCCTCGACCGCCGCACGAACGGCCAGGCGTCGGCCTGGGCCCGCGATGGGTGGCTGACCGTCACCCAGGGCAACGTCATCGACTACGCCGCCATCATCGCCCAAATTGACCGCGACGCCCAACGGTTCGACGTGCGCCGTCTGGCGTTCGACCGGTGGGGCTCGGCGGTGTTCGTGCAGTCCCTTGCCGACTCCGGCATGGAGATCGCCCAGATGGGCCAGGGGTTCGCCTCAATGTCGCCGCCCACCAAGGAGCTCGAGCGCCTCGTCCTCGATCGCCAGTACCGCCACGGTGGGAACCCGGTCATGCGCTGGATGGTCGACAACGTGGTGGTCCGCACGGACCCCGCCGGCAACCTGAAGCCCGACAAGCAGCGCTCCACCGAGAAGATCGACGGCGTGGTGGCCGCGATCATGGCCCTGGACGCCACCACACGTGCCGCTCCGGTGCGGGTGAGCATCTACGAGACACGAGGAGCGGAGGTGGTCGGGTGAGCTGGTTCCGCCGCATGTTCGTCGACCCCGACCCGTCCCCCGTCTCGGTCAAGGCGGCTGAGTTCCACCCGACGATCCGCGAGGCCATCTACCAGCTCGACGGCGCATGGTTCGGCGGCACGTACGGCGCGATGTACAAGCGGCAGCCCGCGGTCCGCGCCGTCGTGGACTTCCTCGCCCGCAACGTCGCCCAGCTCAACGCCAAGGTCTACGCCAGGGTGTCGACGACGGACCGCATCGAGGTCTACGACCACCCGCTGGCCGACCTGCTGCGCCGCCCGAACCCCGCCACGACCCGCTACCGCCACATGCGCGACACGGTGTCGGACCTCGCCATCTACGACGTCGCATATTGGCGCAAGTTGCGCCCCAACGGGCGGCTCAACGTGCTCCGCATCGCCCCCGAGGCGTTGCAGCTCGACGTCGACCAGGACGGCCGGCGCATCTACCGCACCCTCAAGGGCGTGGAGATCCCCCGCAACCAGCTCGTCATCTTCCCTGGCTACTCCCCCGACTCCACCGACGGCGTGTCCCCGCTCGAGACCCTGCGGCGCGTCCTCCTTGAGGCCGACACCGGCCAGCAGCACCGCGAGAACATGTGGCGCAACGGGTCGCGCCAGTCAGGATTCATCCAGAGGCCCCTGGAAGCCCCTGAGTGGTCCGACACGGGCCGTCAGCGGTTCCGGGCCGATATCGAGTCCACCTTGGCAGGTGGGGCAAATGCGGGCCGTATCGGCGTGCTCGAGGAGGGCATGACGTGGAACGCCGCGTCGTTCTCCGCCGAGCAGATGGAGTACATCGCCGGTCGCCGGCTGACCTACGAGGAGGTCGCCATCGTCTACGGCATCGATCCGTCGCTCCTCGGCCAGGGCCAGGCGACCAAGGCGAGCGCCGAGCAGAAGCACCAGGAGCTCTACCAGGACACCTTGGGCCCGCTGCTGCGCCAGCTGCAGGACGAGATCGAGCTGCAGCTCCTGCCCGAGTTCGAGCCGCTCGGATCGACCACCTACGTCGAGTTCAACATCTCGGAGAAGCTCAAGGGGTCGTTCGAGCAGCAGGCCACCGTGTTGACCACCTCGGTTGGCGTGCCGGTGATGACGCCCAACGAGGGCCGAGCTCGGCTGAACCTGCCCCGTATCGACGGCCCCGAGTGGGACATGCCGATCCAGCCGCTGAACGTGCTGTACGGCGGACAGCCCGCTGTCACCGTCCCCACCGCCGACCCGGGCTCGCCCGCCGTCGCGGCGCTCGGTCTCGGCGTGTTCGTCAAGGCTGCGCCGGCGTCGGTGGAGCGCCGGCGCAACTCCGTTGTGAAGCAACATGAGGACCTGTTCCGCACGCACTTCGCCCGTCAGGCCCGCTCGGTGCTGTCCGCCAAGGCCGCCGGCGCACGGGAGCGGTGGGACGAGGAGCTGAGAGACGACCTGTTCCTCCTCGCCTCGCAGGTCACCCGCCGCACCGGACTCCTGGCCGCCAGTCAGATCGATGGCGTGTACGACCCGACGATCGCCTCGGCCTACCTCCTCGAGAACGCTCGTGTCGCCGCCGAGTCCATCAACGCTCACACGTTCGACGAGCTCAGTCACACCGACGATCCCCGTCACGTCTTCGAGGTGGCCGCCACGTCGCGCACCGAGCAGCTCGCCCTCGGGCGCGCGACCATGCTGATCGGCTTCGCCCGCACCGAGGCCGCCAAGCAGTCCGAGGCGTCCGACGGGCGGCCCCGTACGAAGACGTGGGTCGTCACGTCGCGCAAGTCCCGTCACCCCGAGATGGGTGGACAGACCGTCCCCGCGAACGAGAAGTTCTCGAACGGGCTCATGTGGCCCGGCGACGGCCACGGCGGTACGGCGGCACAGGTCGCCGGCTGCCGTTGCCTGCTCCAGCTCTCCTGACCCTGGAGGTCACCATGCCGAAGCCCTACGACCAGACGCGCGCGTTCGAGGTCGCCTCGTTCAAGGCGGCACCCGGCGCTGACGGCACCTTCGAGGCGCTCGTCTCGGTGTTCGGGAACGTCGACTACGGCGGTGACCGCGTCATGAAGGGCGCGTTCGGCAAGTCGCTCGCCCGGTGGCAGGAGAAGGGCGATCCGATCCCCGTCATCTGGAACCACATGTGGGAGAACCCCGAGGCGCACATCGGGGCCGTCGCCGCGGCGGACGCCGTCGAGACCGCTGACGGGCTGCTCGTCAAGGGTCGCCTCGACCTGGACAACCCGTTCGCCAAGCAGGTGTACCGGCTCCTCTCGGAGCGCCGCGTCAAGGAGTTCTCCTTTGGCTACAACGTGCTCGACGCCGAGCGCAAGAACGACGCCCTCGAGCTGCTCGAGCTGGACCTGTTCGAGGTCGGCCCGACGCTCAAGGGCATGAACCCGGCGACCGAGCTCCTCGCCGTCAAGGCGCTGGCTGCCGTCACCGAGTCGTCGCCGGTCGTCGTTGGCGAGCCCGGCCCCGAGGTCCTGTGGAAGGCCGGAGCGCGCCACAACAAGGCGACCCGCGACCTCATCCGCGGCCACATCGACGCCCTCGAGGCGCACTTCTTCGCCGCCGACAGCGGCGATGAACCCAAGTCCATCGAAGCCGAGGCCAAGGGCAAGGCGAGCGATCCGGACGAGGACATCCGTATCCAGCTCCGACTCCTCAAGGAACAGCTCTCATGACCCTTTCCGTAATTGACTACTTCAAGGCCGAGGCGAAGTCCGCCGCCGACGCCGCCGCCAAGATCGCCTCGGACGCTTCCGACGCCGGTCGCGCCATGACCGAGGAGGAGCAGGCGCGAGCCCGCGGCCTCATCGGCAAGGCGCAGGAATTCAACAAGAAGCGCGAAGACGAGGAGGCGAACCAGAAGTTCGTCGCCGAGATCGAGCAGATGAACGGCGTCTTCAACGCCCCCGTCGAGAGGGTCGACGCCGGCGCCGGCACCATCGGCGATGCGTTCGTCAAGTCGGCGGGGTACCAGACGCTCGCCGCCGGCATGAAGTCCGGCAACCTGACCGGCAAGTGGACCACGGGCGCCATCGAGCTCCCGGACTTCGGCACCAAGGCCACCGTCACCGAGACAGCCTCGCCCGTCATCGCGCCGCAGGTCCAAGGTGGCATCGTGCAGGCGGCCGCTGTCGCGCTGCGCCAGCTGACCGTCGCCGACCTCCTCATGCAGGGCACCACGGACTCCAACGTCGTGCGCTACATGCAGGAGACGACCAACGTCAACGCGGCGGCCCCGGTCGCTGAAGGTGCGGTCAAGCCTGAGTCGACGATCACGTTCACGCTCGTGGATGAGCCCGTCCAGAAGGTCGCCACCTTCCTGCCGGTCTCCGACGAGATGCTCGAGGACGTCGCCCAGATCCGGTCGTACCTCGACACCCGCCTGCGGATGTTCGTGCAGCACGAGGAAGAGAACCAGCTCCTCAACGGTTCCGGCACGGCACCGGCGCTGCGCGGGCTCCTCAACCGGGTCGGCATCCAGACCGGCACCCGCGCCGCCCTGGGCACGTCCCTCGGCGAAACGGCGGCCGCTTCGACCGTCGGCGGCGCCGTCCTGATGGCGATGACCAACATCCGGGTCAACGCCCTGGTGGAGCCTGACGCGATCGTCATGCACCCGACGAACTGGGCGACGTTCATCGCCGCCAAGGACGCCAACGGCCAGTACTACGGCGGCGGTCCGTTCGTCGGCCCGTACGGCGTCGGCGGCGTCGCGAACAACGGCCCGTGGGGGCTGCGTCCGGTCATCACGTCCCGCATCGCTGCCAACACGGCGCTCGTCGGTGCGTTCGGCTCGATGGCGCAGGTGTTCTACCGCAACGGCCTGACCGTCGAGGCGTCCAACGGGTACAACGACTACTTCCAGCGCAACCTCACCGCGATCCGCGCTGAGCAGCGGCTGGCCCTGGCCGTCTACCGCCCGTCGGCGTTCCACGCCATCACGGCCCTGCAGACGGCCTGACCCAAGGAGGCATCATGTCCAAGCGTTGGCGAGTCAACGACGGCACCCAGGTGGACGTCGGAGGCAAGATCCGCACCGGCGGCGAGCAGTTCACCGCGACCGACAACGAGCTCGACGAGTTCGGGTCGCGGGCCTACGTCACCGAGGTGGAGCAGGAGCGCGAGCAGCCTCGCGACCAGGCCGCACCGAAGGCCGAGAACAAGGCGCAGCCCGCGCCGGAGTCCCGGTCCCGCAAGGCATGACCACGCGGGGCAGGGAGTCGCGTCCTCCCTGCCCCGCTCTGGTCCGTTACGAGAGGAGGCCGGATGGCGGCGTTCGTGTCCATCGCCGAGTACCTCGCGTACGCCGGCGACACCGTCAACATGGACCGCGCCGAGTACGACCTCGAGACGGCCTGCGACACCATCCGCGACTACCTCGGCCAGACCATCGACCTTGTGACGGCTGACGCCGTCACGCTCTACGGCACCGACACCCGCGCCATGCTCCTGCCGGAGCTGCCGGTCGTGTCGATCGCCTCGGTCGTCAAGGCCGCCGAAGACTGGTACCCGGCCGAGACGATCACCGACTACCGCGTGGACGCCTACGGCGTGCTGTGGCGCGACTGGCCGAGCTACTGGCTGAAGCCGAGCGCGTACACCGTCACGTACACGCACGGCTACGCCCCGGCCAACGTGCCGTCGATCCTCAAGGTGGCGGCGTTCCGCCTGGCCGGGCTTGGCGGCCCCAGCTTCCAGGCCAGTGGCGGCGTAGCGCAAGAGGCCATCGCTGGTTACTCCGTGACCTACGACAACCTGTCCACTGTCGCCGCCGCCCGCAAGAGCGAATACGACGCCATTCTCGCCATGCTCGACCAGCGCGTCGTCAAGAAGGTCCCGACCCCGTGACCCTCGCCAGCCTGATGGTGCACGACCTGACGGTGGTGTCGCCGGCGGTCGTGACGGACCGTTACGGCAACGTGACGAAGGACTGGAC